GGCCTAGCGTGGTGGGGGTGACCGCTGCCGCCGCTCCGTAGGCGTCGAATGCGTTGCTGTTTACCGTGAGCGTTCCATCGCCCGCCACGGTCACGTTTGCTCCCTGCTTCACTCCTCCAAGCACGGAGGAGGTCGCCACCGGAAGCGAATAAGCGGCCGGAGAAGAGTAGGCAAAAACGCCCGATCCGTCGTTGTGCAGCCAACCTGATGCGTTCGCCAGCGATCCAATTGATGTCAGGTTGGTGTAGGCTTCCTGACGCGCCGCGGCGGCTCCAGCGACGTCGTAGGCCGTGCTGTCGGTATAGGCAGCCGAACCCAGACCAAGCATCGTCTGCACATTGACCACCGTGAGCGCACTCGGCGCCCCACTAACTCCGCTGATATTACCCAAGATCGTGTTGTTGGGAATCGGTGCCAGCGCCGTGATGGCGATGCCGGACACCGGAGCGTAGAACGCCGAATAATCACCGACCAGCGCCGTGATCGTTCCGGTGCGACCGAACACCGACATGATCGGGGAAACCGGGTAGCTTACCTGCGTCCAGCCGGCGAGGATCGACGGGTCTGCCCCGGTGATGATCCAGTCGGTGTTGAGATCCGATCGGATGCACCAGTCGCCCTTTTGTCCGGTGAGGGCCAGCATCGCCGCCTGCGAGGCCACTACGCCAAGGAAATCCACGATGGCGATGGCCGGAAGCTGCGCGACCGGCAACAGACCGCCGGCGTCCAAAGTCGCCACGCCAAGGGCCACGCCCATCTCCGACCGCTTCACCTGCGCGTCATTCGTGACGTTGTTCAGGTAGGCACCGGCGCTCACGTTGCCGCTCCCGTCCGTCTGCACGATCCCTGCGCCGTAGGCCGACCACTGCCACAGGCCGGTCGAGAGCAGTCGCGCCCGTTCCACCATCGAGGTCGAGCCGGCGGCTGTCGTGTAGAGCGAAAGATAGGTCTCGTAGTTAACCCCGGTCCAGTTGCTCCCTACCATCGCCGCGATCTTCGCTCCGGTGCCCACGTTCCCCACCGCGCCGTAGTTCCCGCTGAAGACCAGCGCCCCAAGCCTGTCGCCCGCCAGAACCTCCGACTGCGCCGCCAGCGTGCCCCGACCGCGCGCGAACTGCAGCACGGGAGCCGACGATGCCGAATCGCTTGCGTAAACCTGGAACTGTGGCTCGATCTGCGTGCCGTCGCCGATGAGGGTTAAAGGGAGGATCAGCGAACTTGACGCCTGATAGGTATGAAGCGCCTGGAAGGTGGGGGAGTCGGTCTCGGCCAAGCCAAGTACCGCCCGCGTCTGAGGACCGGTAAGGGCCATCGGGGGCCCGGCGGCTATCCCACCCAGAATCGTGTTCTCTGGTATCGAAGCCAACGCTGATAGGGCAATATTGGACGATGGAGCAAAATCGAGCGCCGGCTTGTTGAGGATCGCAGCCACGCCACTGTCCGCGTTCCAATCGCTGTTCACCTGGGCGGCCGGAATGGCAGGCTTGTTGGTCAGGTCGTCATAACTTCCACTCGTCGCCACGGTTGCGAGGCTGGCCGTGTTGGCTTTCGACTGAAGCACGGTCCATAGGTCTGTCTGGTCGGAAAGTATTCCTCCAAGGGTTCCCCACTGGCTTCCAAAAGTGCTCGCGACCTGGAGCTTGCCTCCGACGATCGAGACGTTCGCGCCGAGCCCAACGGATAGAGGAAGTCCGTTCGCATCGAAGCTTATAAGCCCTCCGGGTGTCGGGCCAAAAAATCGGTCCGTCCATGCCGGCGGAGTTAGGTTCTCCATCTGGGAGAGCCTGTAATCTCCAACGAGTGACATGGGAGGTTAAGAGCTCGCCTTTGCCCAAAACAAAGGCAACTCCGGGTTGTAATCGTTCGGAGGAAGAATTCCCGGCACGCCAAGCGGAGGCACGCCGGCGATGAGATACCAGATTTGCTCGGTCCCATCCGCCGCGTTGATCCAGGCTCGAATGGATGGCGGCGTAAGAATCGAAGTCACCACGGCCGCGAGATCCGCCAGCGAATGAATCCCCGGATCCCACTCAGCCGGCGTGCCGCTGGGGAGCCCTGGCGGGACATAGACTGCGACTCCGGGGCGGGTTTTCATCTAGCTGTAGGCAATGACCGTTCCAGAAGCCGCCTGGATGGACGTGAATCGGCCGCCGATCGTCATTCCGGCTGGGATCGGGATGGAGGTGGGAGCAGCGCCCGTCCAGCCTGGTGCGCCCAAAGTGACCACTGCCGCAGACAGGGCTTGGATTCTCGACCACTCGCCGACGTGGGCGGCTGTGTCCGAAATGAGAAACCCGCCGTCGTAAACCTGGTCGACGAGAAGAGCAATTTGGCTAGGGACGGTTCCATACGTTCTTTTCATGGGAGAATCTAGTTAGAATCCAATTGGAGTGAAAATGCGGTTGTCCGGGCTACCAACCTGCCCGGGTTGATTCTTCAGGAAGGCAATCGCCTCGGCTGCTCCCTTGTCGATCCGGTCCTCGTCCTTACGTGTGTCGTCCCAGACCGGAGTTGCCATGAGGGCCTTGAGGGCAAGCGGGATGAGGCACGTTTCAATGAACTGGTCGGGGACGGGCAGAGTGTTCGCCGCGGTGAAGTCTGCCAGGGTGAGCCGCATGGCCCAGAAGGCGATCCGAACGCTCATGGTGTACGCAATGTCCGGCGCCGGCGCGAAGCGCATACAGATCAGCGGTTCATTGCCCTGAGAATTGCCCAGGCTTTGAGTCCAGAACGCCTGCGGGCGCCCAATCGTCTGGTAGAAGAGCGAGGCGTAGCTCGATCGCGTAAGCTCGCTCCGCATGAGCGGAATCGCCCCAGGCTGGAGGAATCTCGGGTTGCCGATGATCCGGTCAAACGGATACCGTTCGCTCCAGAAGGCATCGCCGTAGACGTACCCCTGCACGTCGCCACTCTCCCCATTGTAGGGATTCGCGAGGTTCTGCGTGCCGAGAACCTGATTCCAGTTGGGATCTCCTCCAAGGACGACGCTTCGCCCGATCTCCGCCGGCGCAAAGACCGATGAGGAGAGCAGGTCGGAACCTCTGGCGACGGTCACGTTGATCTGCCGCGGCGGCGGAAGGATGAACCCTATGGTCATCTCCTTGAAGTAGGTCGGCAGGGAGCCGTAGAGCCGGTTGAGCGCCGCGTTCGACGCCTCGAGCAAGTCCGTTGTCTCCGACAGAGAGAGCTTCGTGAAGTCCCGCCCGCGCGCGTGCCGGCCGATCCGATGGAAGAATTCGATGGTCGTCATGCTTGAGGCGCCCGGTCAGGAGCGGGTTGAACGGCCGCAGGGAATCCGCCAGCCATCGCCAGCCGGGCAATGGCGTTGTTGTAGTCCTTCTCCAGGCCGTCGAGCAGTTCCGGCCGGCTGAAGAGGCTCGATCGCGTCACGAGCCACCGGGCGATCGGCAGGAAGATGGACTCGGTGTAGTTCTGCGCGATCGGGAGAACTATATCAGTGACAAGATCCTCCAAGGTGTAGGTCGGAGCATCGTTGACTACCTCGATTGTGACGGACCCGCCATTGAGCGGGACCGGGACGAGATGAAGGGTAATCTGGTTGGCGTCCGGTCCGGCGTCGTCCCGCAGGTTCTCGATCCAGTAGGCGAAGGGATTGCCCTGCGCTGCGCCGAAGGAGGAGACACCCAGAAAGATCCGGTCAAACTGGTCGAGTTCGCCGCGGCTCGAAAGCGCCCGAATGGATTGCCCGCTGTTCAGCCGCAAGGGTCCGATCACGCTTTGGATCGACTGCGGCAGCGGGTACATCGAGGTCCCGGCCGCGAACGCGATACTCAGCTTCTCGCGCGTGAAGTAGTCCTGGCCGGCAGTCTGAAGCTGCTGCATCGCCCCGTTGATCGCGATAAGCACGTCCTGAAGCGCGCCATCGGTCGCCTGCGTGGGGTCCTCCAACCCCAGCTTACTCAGGAGGTCATTCTGTACCTGGGTAATGGTCAGCGACATGCTTCATACTTCCGCAAGGACTTGGGGTTTCGGACCGGTTTTCTTCTTCAGCAGTTCAGGCGCCTCGCGCTTCAAGAGTTCAACCGCCTCGTCGACGGTCATCTCGCTCTGCGCTCCTGGCGCCGCCGCCGGTACGGGCGCCGGCATGGTGGGGCTGAATGTACTCACTCGGACAAGGGGATGTTCGTGGTCGAAATCCCTCAACGTCTTCTCCGCGATCTTGTTGAATTCCTGCTCCGTGAATTCTTTGGCTTGGAACAGATAGGCGGCATGAGCCGGGCTCCAGGTGAAGGGCCCGCGTTTGAAGCCGGTAATGTTCGGCTTCCCGGTCAGGTATATGATGAGTTTTGCCATGAAAGAGAAAGGGGCCCGGCCCGAAGACCGGGCCCCGCCAAATCAAACCATCACCCAAATACTACACCACGACGGGCAATCCGAGTTCCGGATAGCTCAACGAGTGCAGCAATTGAACGTAGCCAGGATACACGTTGTTCACGTTCTTGCGCAAGCTCTGGCCAAACACACTCGTGATGTACTTCCGGGTCTCGAACTCACCGTCCACCATCCACTGGGTACGCTTGTTGCGGAACTTGCCGTACCCGCGGATGATGTTGCGAGCGCCGAACATGACCGTCCGCCCGTAGGGAACGCCGTTCGCGTTGCACTCGAGGATCGTCGATCCGATGGGATGGACGTTCGTGTGGCCAGGTCCGCCGTTGGCGGTTGACCAGACACCGGTGTTCCAGGTGACATTGCCCACCTGACTCAAGGCAACCGGGCCATTCGTGACCGGCGCGAGGCGCTGGTTGATCGTGAGGGTGTTCCCGCTGTTGACCGTGTAGCCGTACATGCCGATCTTGCCGGGGTCAACCGCCGCATTCTTCGGGTTGACGATCAGGATGTAGTTCTGCAGGCCGAGCGGCGTGTAGACGTCGTTCGGGAGGAACTCGAACGCCCATTCCGAGAAGAATCGGAAATACTGGATGTTCGTGAGTGACGCGGCGGCCGCCGAGCCACCGCCGAGGATGTTGAACGCCGCCGTTCCCGCTGCGATCGCGCCGCCGAGGAAGGCCTTCGGGTTGAAGGCACTTCCGACCGGGCCATAACCGTCATGGTCGATCGGGTTGTATTCGCGGATCGAGTGTCCGTCGAGCTCGGCATAGCCGCCGCTGAACAACGGATTCTGGTCGTACTTCTCGCGGGGCATCGCGTCCTTCAGGATGAGCTTGTAGTCCGGGTCCTGCTTCAGGGTGAAGAGGCCGGGGGTGACGCCTACGATGCAATACTTGAGGACCGGCACGCCGCGAATGGTGGCCGTCTCGCACGGAGCACCGCCAAGGGGCTTGAGCACCTGGCCCATGTAAAGGATGTCGTTGTACGTGAGGCCATCGGAACTCTTGATGCCGTCGACCGTGGGATGCCCGCCGGAGATCAGGGTGTTCTGCGGTCCACCCTTCAGGCGATAGGTCATCATGATGCGGGCCGTCTTCTCGCGTCCCATCCACTTGCCGAGTTCGCCCGCCTGCCCGAAGGCAAGCTCGCTCTGCATACCCATGTACTCGTCGGTGCGCTCGGTGATCGACACGGCATCGCGCAGGTAGTCGACGTCGACCTCCATGCTGTTGATGACGTCCGTCTCGAAGTCCGAGGCGAGGTTGAAGAGGTTGTCGCCGCTCTTGCCCGGGCCGTAGTAACCGGCGCGCGACGTGATCCGCAACTTGAGGCCTTTGCCCGCCGCGGTGTCATTGATGACGAAGATCGGGGAATCCTTGTTGGTCCCCTCGAATTGCATGAAGAAGTCTTCGGTCTGCTCGAAGATATCGACGGTTTTCTGCCACAAGATGCGGACAGACTCGGGGCTCATCGCCGCTAGCGCGGTGGCCGTGTTGTTTGTGCCAAGTTCAAAAGACATGGTTGGAAAATGTGAACTAACCGCCGGCAGCCTGCCGGAAAGGGCAGTCTCGCTCGGGCAACCACGTCAACGAACCCTACCGCTAAACCATGATCTTCAGACCGTGCTTTTCGTACACACGCCGCAAATCAAGGGGGGTCTTCGCTGCTGCGATTTCCTTCTGCAAGTCTGCTTGTGGATTCTGGCTCACTGGTGCCGTCCGGCTCGATCCGGAGGGCAAGACCCCTTTTTTCGCAACGGGCGCTGTGGGGGCCGCGGGTTTGGCCTGCGCGGCTGGCGCTCCCTTTGTTTTTGGCGCGATCCGAAGTTCAGCGGCTACCATCTGAGCGATGATGAGGGGCTTGTTCGGATCATGAAAGAGAGGGTCCCTGGTTGCTTCCAAGGCGTCCTCTATCTCGATCATCCGTTTTCCGCCCACGCTGTTTTGATCGCTGGCGAAAGCATACAAGTCGGTCGCCTGCTTGTTCGAGGCATTGAATTGCCGCGTAAAATCGGCGTTGCTGACTTCTGCTCGTTCGGCGTCCCTGCGTTGGAGATCGGCCCGGTGCCGGTCGAGTTTCCTCAACTGGCGGTCGATCTTGGCGACTTCCTCAAGATTGAGTTCGGTGGCTGCCTTGGCCTTGGCGTCCTCCAGACGATCTTGCTCCGCGTCAACCGCGGGGATCGTGTCGGGGAGTCCGGGGACCAGGGGCGCTGGCTTGGCGGGAGCTTCGGTCTGGGCCTGCTGGGGTCTTACCCCCAACTGGGTTTTGGCCGCGTCCATCGCCTGCTCCAACGTCCAATCGCGGTTCCGCTGTAAGTATGCGGTCGCGAGGCGTCCAACTTCATCTTTCTGAGAGAGCCGAAGCCCGATCTTGTTGGCCGTGCTAGGAGTAACAGCCGTGGGCTGGTCGCTCTCTGGCTCGGTCGGTTCTGCCTCGGGGTCGGCTGGCGTGGTGTCCGGATCCGCTGGTGCAGCGGGATCTAGCCCCTCGCTCGGTGGCGCTGTATTGTTGCCTTCCGCGTCTTTCAGATCCTTCGGAACTCCATCGTCGGCGGGAGTCTCCCCGGCCGCTGGCGCCTCTTCAGGTTCTTTCGCGGTGGCTGGCTCGGCAGGTTTCGGGGTCGCTTTGGGCGCTCGTGCGAGGTCTCGCATGATTCCCGCTATGTCTGCCGGGTTGCTCGCCTTCTCCACTTTGGCTGCGAATTCTGAGTCTACTGTTGGTAAAGAACTGGCTGCGCTGCTGGGCGCTGCCGTGGTAACTGTCTCTGTCGTGCCGGCGGGCTCCGCGCGGCTTGCTGTATCGGCCATAAAGTGACCTCCTGAGTTGGCTAGGGGCTAATGCAAGTTGAAACCATGTCACTGATATGCTGATAACTTGCCATTGGAGCGGGAATTCCCAATTCCCCAGACCATGGGTGTGTATAACGACGAGCGGAATCGGGCGCCGAGTGTTGAGGTGCTCTCCGATCTCCGCCTGCGCGTCACCAGGACCTACGACGTCTTTGACGGATTCGCGGACAAGAAGAGTGCGCAGTTTCTTGCCAGCCTGGAATTGCCATGGGGTACGCAGGATGCGGACTATCCGCAATGCTACCTGATCGGCCAGGATTTGAAAGGCCAGGCACCGCTGGGCGACCCAAAGGCGCCGCCGACAACCCAGCCGGCCCACCTGGTCCGGGTCTTCGAGCAACTCGACCCATTGCTGGAGACGAAGATTTGGAACGATGACGTCTCGATCGGCCAGGACGGACTTAAGACCGTCGTAGAGACCTACCTTCAGTTCTGTGCCGGTCTGGCGCTCTACGGAACACCAGGCTTCAATCGCGCTCAAGACCCACACTCGGAGTGTGTCCTCAAAACCGAAGAGCGCACGGACGACGGCACCCTGCGGAAGATCAAGCGCACGTTCATCAACAACGGGCTCATCAGTCAGAGTGACGAGGAACACAACAACGGCGCGCTCCTGATTCGAACGCTGACCTACGTGAATGAGGTCCCACCCACGCCAGACAACTATGTGCTCTTCTCGCAGCAAGTCCAGTACCCCGGAGGCCTACCGGTCTACACCTACAAATTTGCGCATGGCGAAGGGCAAATTTCGGCAGACACGGAATACCGCAACTCCCCGGACCTTGGAACCACCGGGGTCACGGTGACGACGATCAAGTTTCTGACCGCTCCGGACATCAATGCCAATCCGATCACTCCGCCAGAAAGCTCGGTGCTCATCAAGGTCAGTTACGAGGAAAGCGACGGGCACCGGATCTGGACCGCGAACTACGCGCACGGCCAAGGGGTCATCAGCACGGAACTTGAAACGCGCAATCAAGGCGCTCTGGTCATCTACACCAAGACGGCAATCAACGTGAGCGATCCCGCGACGATTGAGCCGGCCGCCACGATCGGAGGAACTGTCATCCTCTTCTTGGGCGAGGCCCGCAATGGCACGCGCTTCGAGGACGGCACGATCGTCAATACCTACAAATGGGCGGAGGGCAACGGGCTAATCGAGCAAACCACGGTTGTCCATGGGGCGGGTGAATTCCAAGGGCTGCAGGACGTCACTTGCGTCAGTCTCGGAACTCTCGTTACCCCGACCGGCACCGGTCCGGTGATAAGAACGGAGACAACCCAAGAAAGCGGCGTCACTAAATACAGCATCACGGTTCGAATGGGCGTCGGCGGGGTAGATCCTTCGACGGTTTCAACGGTCTCGACCAAGTATGCCAATTTCCGCTATCCCGGTCGGGCTGCTCCGTACATTCACGCGGTCGGATCATGGGGCGGAGATATTGATGTCTTCATGTCTCCACCGGTGGACGTCCTGATCCCTCACACAGTCACCGTCAGCTTCCAAGCGGTCAGTTCAATCGGATCTATCGGCACTCTCTGGCAACCGCTTTCCTGGGCTACATTGAAAGCTGTCTGGACCGGACTCGGAGGGTATCCGCAATCAAAGATCATGGGCCTGCGCGAGTATCGAACCTACGGAGGGAGCGGAACACCGCCGACAAATAACGTCAGCCTCACTGCTGGCAGTCTCGACACTAACGGCGGGACGTGCATGGGCCAGACGATGTTTGGAGGAAGCAGCGCGGTAATCACGGTCTCCGGAGGCCCGCCTGACCCTTACGGATCAACCTGGACTGTCGAAGCCTCGCTGGAGCCAGCCTTTCAGGATGAAGATGGAACGCAGTGGTATCGAAAGACGGTTGTGACCGTCACGCCGCCGGAGCTCGATTCCATCGCCTCCCTGCTCTCGTGAGAAATCCGGTAGATGAAGCCATTGCTAGGATCGCAGAGCGTCGGCGAATCTCCGGCGAACTGAATGGCGATTTCGTTGGATCGTATCTGGGAGGGGGGCGGGACGTAGCGTTCTCTCCTGACGTTGCCCTTATCGGTCCAGGCGTGGCGGCGGGCGATCCACCACCCGCTTCGAGTGCGAGGGGATTTCTCGATGATCCGGGTTACTTCGCCGGCCGGGACACGGTAGACCACGCGCTCGATCCCCTATTCCCGCGCACCAAGAACCCGGCGCTTGTTCTGTCGTGTCGCCATCGTCAGGGGACGGCCAGCCTGATTGGTTTCCAACAATTCACCTCGAGCCCCACTCCACCAACCTTCTACCTCGTTCAGACATACGGAGGAGGGTTTGTGGTTAACTATGGATACAATCAGTTTTGCAACAACTCGCCGGTTGGGCAGCTAGCCGGGTCGGATAGCGGAGCACTGTCTTACGATCCAGTGACCGGGGCATTTAGCAGCACCCATGTACACACAGGTGACTCAGGCTATGGCATGGGATGCGGGTTTGGAACGACCTATACGCCGACCACTGCGACCGGCTATACAATCGCCGGATGCTGCCAGAACACTGCCTACTATTACTTTTACGAATCCGTCTCTTCATCGGGCACTCTAACGCTCTCCGTTCCAGACACAGAATCCAACGCAATCAACCGGCTTTTCGCGGGGTCAAGTGGAACTTGGTCGGCATGGACAAAAGGAAGCGCCGTAAGTTGCTTGGCGAGATACCAGCAGCGCACCCTAAACCAATTCGTAATCCAAGAAGCCGAATACGAACTCGCCGGCTCCGGTCTTACTCCCGGCGCGACCTACACCGTCAATTTGAGAGTATGGCGCCGAACCTACAACGTCGGGAGTTATTCCCTTTTCGCCACACTTCCAGTCAGTGGCACCGTGGATTCAACCGGCAATCTCGCGATCACTGGCGACGTTCCCAATCTGGTCGGCTACGACACCTACGTCTCCTTCCCATGAGGGCGATCCTTGGAGAGATGATCATTCATCGGCCGGATCTGGCTGTTCCGCCGCCGATCCCTCCGGCGCCTCCAGCGGCGACCGTCGACACCGGATTGCTATCCGAAGACTCGGATGAATTCAAAGCGCGCACGGCCGCCTGCCTACCCTGCGAATATCACGATGCCGGCGAGAAGACCGGAATCGAACGATGCAACGCGCCCGGCTGCGCATGTTCGAGACTCGATCGGAGGATCGTGGTCTTTCGCTGCGTGCATCCAAAAGGCTCGCGCTGGCCAGCAAACGAACTTACTGCGGTAGTTAACCAGGAAAAAAACCATGAGCACACAATCCCTTCGCGGTCGGTCCCCACGCCTATTTAATCGCGGTAGCAGAGGAACCCGCGCGCCAGCGCCAGCCTTCAAGGAGCCGCCGTCAAAATTCGGCACTACCGGAGGATTGCTCCCCGAACAGGCCGGCACGTTCGACAAGCTGAAGCAGGAATCGGAAGCGAACGGAGGATATACCGGCACGACCGGCGGAATGGTCCCAGGTGCTCAACCGCCGCCCACGCCCGCCGAGCCGGAGCAGCCCGCACCAAAGCCTCTCCTTCGCCCTACGCCTCCGCCTCCGACCGAGGGCGGGCCGGTCCAGCCGGGCGTCAACGCCAGCCCGGTCGGCACGGAGATGAATCCTTCGCCCTCGATCCCCGGCGTGACGACCGGAGCAAAACCGCCTTCGACCGCTCCGGCAGCGCCGGCGGCGCCGGCGGCAGTGGACCCCGATGCTCCCCAGAACAGCATGAAGTGGAGTGGGCAGGACGAGCAGGCCACGCGCGCGAACCGCCCGGCCAGCCCGCCGGTCCCGGCCAAGCCATCAGCCGAGCAGGACAACCCACTGACGGGCGGAGCGCCCGATCAGCCGACCGGCTCCATCACCACCCCTCCGGTCAATCCGGCGAACGCCTTGGGGCTGAATCAGCGAGGGGGAAGGACTGGCGTGGCAGGGAGCGAGACCGGAAACGAGCCGGACTCGATGCCCGGGCAGTATCACGATTACGTCAAGCGCCTCTTTGCCGACCAAGACAAGACCGCCGGCGACAAACCCTCGCTGCTCCGCAAGACCCCGAAGGGCGGCGCTAATCGCAACCCTGACGAAGACCAGGAATTGGCCTAGGCGTATCCTCGCCATCGACTCGGAAGGTCTCGCGCTTCTCCTTCGTCGCCGCCTCAAGCTGCTTCTCGCAGGTCCCCTTCTCTCGCACGAGCATTGCCTGGAGCTCGTCGAACTCCATCAGGATACGGCGGAGGATCTCGCGCTCTTCCTTGTCGACGGCTTCCGGAGGATCATAGCGGAATCGCCCCTCAATCCTGCCGGCAATCTCCTTCAGCCGCCGAAGGTAGTAGCGGTTGAACGGCTCGAACTTCGCGAGCAAGTTGATGTCGTTCAGGTCCCGCTGGGCCAGTTCGTAAGAGATATTGTCCGCCTCACTCATTGATGACCTCGAGCAGCTTGAAGCGTTTCGCCACGAGTTCGATCTTGGTCACGATGCGTTGCGGCTCGATCTCCGCCAGGACGCCGCAGTAACCGAGCTTCCTGCAGGGGCCATTCTCCGGCCAGTGGTTACGCTTCGCGGAGTTGACGTGATGGAAGCACGGCGCGCAGTGCCCATTGCCTGAGATGGCCGTGATGCTCGGAGAGTACGCGGTGCGCAACTGCCAGGGGAACGGACCATAGAGCCCGACCGCGGGCACCCCGAGGGCGCCGGCGACGTGGAGCATGGCCGAGTCCATCCCAAGGAAGCAGTCGGCGTTGTTCATCACCGCGCAACTCTGGCGGAAGGTGAGATTGTCGTCGGCCACATTGCGGAGACCGGGCATCTTCTTTTCCAGGCCGACTTCGCCAAAGGCACCCATGAGGAAGACTTCCCAGCCTTTCGTCGACAGGGCATAGCAGACCTTCTTCGTCAACTCCATGGGATAGACGCGGCACGCGGCGCTCGCGCCCACCTGGACGCACAGCCGGCGCGCGCTGCTCTTGCGGGGGTATTCCTGAAGGCACCAGGCGAGTTCCTCTGGAAGAACTTTGTAGGCCGGCTGTTTCTCTTCCATCTCGGAGATGCCGGTGATCTCGGCGAACAGGTCCGTCATATGGATCTGCCGGGCGCGCGGGTTCCCCTCGACCGCCCGCTCGAAAAAGACCCACGCCTCGTACAGATCGGCCATGGCGCGGGTGATGGGATAATCCTCAATCGCGTCAATGAACGGGAGATTTTCCAGCACGACGCCGTAATGGCACATGGTTGAAATCCCAATCTTGCACGTCGGCCAGCGGCGCTTGATCTCGCGGAAAACCGGCGTCATCAGGACCAGATCCCCGAACCCGCCGGCGCGCACGAATAGCACGCTCCGGCCGTTCCAGTCCTTGGACTCGTCGAAGGGCCTCCGCTCCTCCAGCGGCTTCATTATCCCGCCTTGTGCCAAAACGACGAGATGGGCGCCTCCAATGTCCTCCACCAAAAGCTCGCACGCCGGCACCGGCGTTTTCAGTCCGATCTCCAACGGTTCCGGCAACTTGAGAATATGCACGAGCCCGACCGTGCGCCGGGACGTTGTACCGTCAAGCTGGAATCATGTCAGGCTGCCTGCTTCGGGTTCGCCGCCTGACTGAGCTGCGTCGGGAAAGGCGTGGAACCGCCCGCACCGGACTCTCCTGGCTTGGGGGCACCAGAGGGGGCTTCGGCTGGCGGGGCCTCGCCTGGGACTCCTGGCGCGCCCGATGGAGGCATTGGGGCCATCGGTTGAATCAGTACATCGGCATCCGACTTCGGGGAAAGTATCCTCAACTGATCCCGGTAGAGCGGCGCAACCTTAGCCTGGACCTCCGGCAAGAGCATGTAGAACTTCTCGACGAGCGCCGTTGCCTGGGCCGACATTTGAAGCATCTGCTGGTTCTTGTGAGTCGTCAGTTCGATCTTCACCTTAAACTTGAGCCCGCGGACGTCATCCGGAGTGAGCGTGTCGATCCCCAGCGTGTCGCCCTCCAGGTAGGTGAACGCCTCCTCCGGGTTCATGTTGGCGAGGGTCACGTCGACCTCGCGCTCAAGCAGGTTTTGCAGCGGCCGGCGCAGGTCGGTGATGGTGGGTTTGAAAAGCTCATCGCCCGCCTGCTGCACGTTCACGATTCCCGTTGCCAGCTTGGCCGACTGCATCCCGGCCGCCTGGTCGTCGTTGGCCATGGACACGCCGCTCTCGTTCATCGCCAACTGCATGAAGAATTGGAGCATCTCGTGGATCTGCTCGAATTTCGTGTCGTTGAGGTAGACGGTCTCGATGATGTCCTCGGCCTTCATCCCGGGCTTGCGGGTGTAGGTTCCGCCCCAGTTCATCTTCAGGTTTGGATCCCGGTCGCCTTCGAGGGTGTTGGTCGGCGTCCAGAGGTCGACGCGGCCGGACCGGCTCTGCGAGAAGTTCCAGCGGTTCACCATGAGGTCAGTCACGACCTGATAGCTCTCGAAAAGCTCCATGATGCCCAGACCGTACCAGCGCCCCTCGACCGGGTTGATCCGGACGATCTCGATGGGCCGGAGCCCGTCCGTCGTCACGTTCGCAACGTGGTCATAAAAGATCGGGGCCTGATTGTTCCGATCCGCGATGAGGATGATGTTCTCGGCGATCCCGTCCTCGTTGGCGTCGTACCACATATAGAACTCGGCAAACTCAGAAATCGGTCCCGACTGCTCGGTTCCGGGGATCGGCGAGAAATTCTCGTTGGGTCGCAGTTCAGCGGCCGATGCCGTTTTGGCTGCCGGCGAATTGTCGGCGAGCTTCTTCACCACGGCGAGCAACCGGGCGCTGGCGTCCTTCCGCTCCTCGTTGGTGTTGTCGATCATCCCGCGCTTCACCACCAGATCCACAAACTCCGCAACCGATTTGTCGTACAGGTGGACGCAGCAATGACAGGTCTGAATGTCCGTCGCCGTCAGCGGAGCGAGGAAGTCCTTGTAGTAGATCGGCTCCGACCGGGCGCCCTCGAAGAGCACTTGCCGGCGGTTGAGCATCTGTTTCGTCCAGATCGGGGCGTCAGGCATCTGGGTAACGCCGTCGCGCTTCAGGACATTGACGGTCGGGGAAAGCGTTCGCTGCTTAATCATTGCGCCCATGCGCCCGATGGGGCCCGGGGGATTGGGCTGATCTCCGATGGGGGTTTCCTCCCACTGGTCATCTTTGGTGATATGCTCGTTGTCCTGCCCCTTGATCGCCAAGCCGGTCACGTCGGTAAGAACCTCCGCCTCGCAGTCGAAGAACTGGTCGCGCACGACGTAGGAAGTTTTGACGGCGCACTCGCCGAGGATGAGCGCCTGGCGGATCGCCCGCTCCTTGTCGTCCTGGGAGTGGGCCTCATCCAGCTTGAAGCGGCAGAATTGCTGAATGCGCTCCGAAAGCTCGTCGTCGAGTTCCGTCGAAGGCTTGGGCTTGGGCGTGATCGAGAACCAGGGATCTCCGCCAAAGAACTCCGCCTGGGCCCGGGCAATCTGCTGGCGGCAGATCCGGCGGGCCAGCGGCACGACGAGGTTGCTAGACATGAAGATGTTGTCGGGCCCCATCGTCCAGGGGCGCCACGACACGTCATTGTAGAACGTGGCGTCGAACCGGGACCGCTTCCCCATGAAGGTATTCGCCGGCAGAAGGCCCTGAGAGGCGAGCATGAGGTTCGGCGCCGGCGCCAGGTTCATCCACCACGTCGGGTTGGCGCACTTGTCGCGGCCGTTCTCTTCCTGAAGGTGCTGAAGTTGCGCGAAGGCGTACTCGATCATCTTCTTTTCCTGTTCGCGCGTCAGCACAAGCGGGCTCTGGAATGGGACCTGCGGCTGGTCGATCGCCGGCGCCGGCGTATCCAGCATGTTCTGCGCGTTCTCGATGAAAGTGCCGACTGGTGATTCGTCTGACATAAAATGGATGGGTTAGTGCTGCTCTTCGGGAACGTGCATGAGATGGGCGAAGTTCTTCCAGATAAGGCGCCGATGCTGCATTGCCGCCATGACCTTCAGCTTGTCCTCCTTGCTGAGTGACTTGATGAACTCGGCATCCTGATCCTTGTTCTTCGTCCAAGGGTGATTGATGCTCTCGTAGAAGCCATGGGCGATCTTCTTCAAGGCATCCTCGCGCCCGAGGTGCTTCTGCTGCTCTCGCTCCGCCGCGACGAGCTTCTCCGCCTCCGTCTTCGCTTTATCAAGGTCTCCGTCCTCGATCGCGTAGTGAAGCTGCTGGTAGCGGCTCGTTGGGTAGGTCCCGGTATCTTCCTTCTCGCCGTGCGCCTGCCGGTACTTGCGGGCGAGCTCGTAGGCTGGGGCCAGCGGGGAGTGCCGAGCCACCTGGATGCCTTGGGACGATATGAACTCCTGCCAAAGGCTGATTGTCCGATTCTGCCCGGTCGCACTCCACTCCATCAGTTCCTTTGCGCCCGGGACCCAGCGGCCGGAAATCGGGACCCACTTGGTCAGGAACTCCTTCAGCGTGTCGCCTGTTGTCACCTTCTCGCCTCTCCAGTTCCGGCCCGTCCGGAGTTGGTCGATGGTCGCGACAAGCGGATTCAGGCGTCCAGTGACAAACTGGCCGGTCTCGCTGTAAAGGCGCCAGAGGTCCTCCGCCTCATTGCGCATGGTGTACCGGCGCCCGTTGTGGATGAAGCCGAACGGCTCTTCCATGTGCCAGTCGTCATCCAATAGTTTGTTGAGCAACCGCGCCGCGGTCCAGATCATCAGGGCGGTGAACGCCAGAGTTTTGATCGAGTCCCTCCCGGTCTTCGATCCGACCGCGCCAATCACCTCCCGGGCGTAGTTCCGGAAGTTGGATTCGAGGAAGTCCGGCGCCAGGGCAGCCCAGCCGAGCATATGCTGGAAAGTCGGATCGCGGTTGAGGTCGGCGAGGTTCAGGTGTCCGAATCGCTCGTTCACCTGTTTGGACGTCAGATAGGCAACGTCCATCGGGCTCGCCGCCTTCCCGAAGGTCTTCAGGTTGCGCTCGTAGACGGCGTTCCAGGTGTGCCATTTGAGGGCTGGAATCAACTGGTGGAACGTGTAATCGGAGACCGCGCGGCTGACGCGGCCGATGCCAGGAAACCTGTCGATCAAGCTGCGGCTGCCCAGGCCCTCGGAGAAGATTTGCTCCGCCTCTCGGTCGCCAACGAGCATGAGCCCGGTGCGAAGCATCATCTGCGTGCGGGCGTCGTTCGGGTCGATCGCCTTGGTCAGGACCGGGTTGATGATGACTCGACTCAGCGCCGCGCGCTTGTACTCGTGAACGGCGTGGAAGGTGGAGATGCCGCCGAGCATCGTGCCCTTGAGTGTACTCTGGGAAACGTCCAGCGCCTTCAGCGACTTCTTGGCGAGGTTGGATAGCGGATTACCCGGGCTGTCGTACCACTTGCGGATCTCGGACCGTCCGATGGCGTTCTCAAGCTGGGCGTGAATATCCGGATGCACTCCGATCTCGCCCTGCGTGATGATCGGTTTGCCGGTCTCCGGCGAGGTCCCGGTCCAGCCCCAACCGCGGAACGCGGAATGTCCGACCGCCTTGTAATGGACACCGTTCTCGACGGCCATGGCCGGATCGTTGATGTAATTGGCCTTCGCGCCCTCTTCGGCGCTGTAGTGGCCGAGAATGAGTTTACCCAGAGCCTCGCCGGCGGCGTTCTTCTCGTGCAGGATGGCCCGGGCCAGGCGCCGTGTCTCGATCGCGTTGGTCAGGTGCGTGCCGTAGACGGCCATGATTTCCGCGACGTCCTTCGTGCGCGCCCGGTATCCCGCCTCTTCCAACTCGTGGAAGTTGGGGAAGGTGCGCTGCTGGGAGTATTTGAACTTCGCCGCGATCTTGCCGCCGTACTCGGACCTCGGCCCGCCGGAGACGAACGGCTGTGCCACGACGTGGGTGATGTAGTCCTCGAGGAAGGAATCCTCCTTGATGACGCCACCCTTCACGCCGGCCTCGAACATATCCGCGAACCACTTCTTAGCCTTCTGGACCGTGGCAAGCTGCTCAGGGGTCAGCTTCAGCGCAGCCTCGTATCCCTTTTTGAGGGCTGGGGTCTTCGCGGCTGCCTCCCACTTCTTCAACGCGGTCTGGTCGCCGCCGGCGTCCATCCAGTTCGCCATGCCTTCGCGCGCGAGCTTGCTTGGAACTTCGGCCAGGACCTTCTGGACCGCCCGGGCGGTCCGCATGATCCCGATCTGCCGGTTTCCGGTCCAGGTCATCAGGACCTTGTTGAACCCTTCGTAATGGGGAAGCGCGTAGACGGATCGAGTAAGGTCCCGGGCGGCATCCATGGAGCGCGCCAGGAAGTTCTCCGGATCGTCGCGCTCCGCCGGCGTGCCAAGCGGGCCTTGCGGAGGATTTGCCCAATCCGGCCGAGGAGTGGTCGGACCATACGGCATGATGACGCCAAGCGGCTCTCCTTTAGTGGGGTCCCCAATGATGACAGATCCATCGCTCTTGTCGGAATATAACTTGGCGTCCGGATAGGCCAAGCGAGCGAGAACGACGTAATTCGGGTTCACAGCCTGCCCATTGGACAGCCAAAGCTTGTCGCGATTTTCTTTGCCGCGTTCGACGCCCAGTTCCTCCAACTGCCTGACAGGAAGTTTATCCGGAACATTGTTCGAGATGACTCTTGAATCTAGATTCCTTGGAGTGGATTCGGACGTAAGGTTTTCTGGGATGTCTCCTTTGAGTAACATCCGACCGTCCGACCAGTACTTCTCATCCTTTGCTGAAGTACCAGTATAGAGCATGTCCCGATGGATCTGCGTGACCTTGAGCCGATAGTTTTCTAACGGCGTTCCACCAGAGGGTGCGGCTGGCGCCGTTTCTTGGATTTGTTCGCCCGGGAGCGGCTCAGTGGGAGCCGGACCAGCCGCGGCACTCTCAGCTTTGGTCGCCTCTT